GCCGGTATCAGGAACGGTGTCAGGATCAGGCGGTGGTGGCGAGACTCACCATTCCGATTTCCTGCGCCGGATTGGCGAAGAACTCGAAGTCGTACTCCGGCATCGCGTAATCGGTGGTCTTGTGCTGCAGATTCACCTTGCTGCCGACGCACCGGTACAGCCGCACGTAGTACGTGGCGCCGTACAGGGTGGTCGCATAGTCGAGCTGGAAGGTCGGCGTGGTGCCGATCAGGTTGTTCTGGATGACCTGGAACTGGCCCGCCTGCCCGGTCGTAACCTTGTAGGCGAAGTTCATGATCACCGAGACGCCGGCGGTCTCGTCGGCCGAGGAGAACGTGTAGACGCCGGTGGCTTGAGCGTACTCACCGGCGGCCGGGGTACCCGTCACCAGAGTCAGAGGCTCACCGGTCGCAGCGTTCACCACACCCAGGTCGGCATCGAAGGTGCCCGCGCTCGGGATGGTCGGCGTAATGGTAAACGGCGACGCCGGGATCGCGGTGACGGGGCTCGCCCCCATGTAGTACTGCGTGCCGGTCGTCCAGGTGCCGCCGTACAGGACGGTATTGAGCGCGCGCCCCGAGAGGACCGCCGCCTTGATCTTGCCGCTCGTCTTCGCGGTTCCGCGCGCCACCACCAGCGGGAACTGGTTCTGGCCGTAGAGCTGCTTGGTCTCGAAGGAGATGTCGATGGACAACTCGTTCGTGTAGCCGACGTTGAACGGCGTTTCGTCGCCGCCATCATTGCGCGTAAGAACGGCGATGCCGGGGCCAAAGAGTGCCTGCGGCACCGTGTTGGTGTTACCCATGTCGAGAAACTCCAGTGTTGACCCCGGAAACGAAAAAGGGCGCCGAAGCGCCCTTCCCCGCACCTAGAGGCGGTGTTGACTACGGAACGATGATTTCGATGTCCGCCCAAACCTGGGACTGCGGGCCGAGGTCGCCGGTGGCCTTTTCGACCTTTCCATTGAGGCGACACCAGAAGACCATGCCGGCCAGGGTGAACCGCTGGCGCTGCGGATCATCCGGCTTGAATGCCTGATCCAGCGCATCCATGTAGGCGTTGAGCGCGCTCTCTGGCACGGCATCCGGGTCCGCGCCCCCCTTCGAGACGATGCAGATCTCGGGCTTGAGGATCAGCACCTGCAGGTTGTCCTGCCATTGGTACTCCTCGTCGAGGCAGCGCAGAAACAGAGCTGGGCAGCGAACGTCCTCTCCAAAATCTGCGCGCCGGTCGACGAGCGCGAACCCAGTCTGGAGTGCAACCGCGGACCCGTTGGCGGTGGCCGCCTGGCTGATCGTGAGCGGGAAAAGGTTGGTGAGGTAGGTGCCTTCAGGGATTCCGTTCCCGGAGACGGGAAACCCGACGAACAGGCCGGAGGTGCTGCTCGGGTTCGCGAGCGTCTGTGACCCGCGCTGAACGGTTGCGGTGAAGGATGTGGCAAAGAAGGCCGCGATCCACTGCAGGAGTGCCTCCAGAACCGCCTCGCGCGCCGGACGGCTCATGCCTCCACCTGCGTCACCGCCTCGACGATGCCTTCCTCGAGCGCCGCTACCACCTCCGCACGCATATCACCCAGAGGTCCGCGCAGATAGCGATAGGCGCGGATGACCGCGGGCTTTCCCAGACGCGCCCTGATGCGTCGGCTGCTGCCGCGCAGGCGGCGCATGACCCCGCGCGCTTCGTCCCGGACCGCTCGAGGTCGCGTGCTCCCGTACTCAAGGGTCGCTGCCTTGGCGTACTCGGCGGGGTTGCTCGGTGCGTACACCGAGACGTACCCGGCGACTCGGGCCGGGTTATCCGCGTAGACCTTGGAGACGATGAACTGCGCGAGCGCCGGGAGAGCGCTCGGCCAGCGCGGGCTTTTCCGGACGGGGATCGCCGCGCGCACTCCGCCCTGGAGCGCGCGGGAGAGAGCCGTGATGCGCCGCCGCAAGATCCTGCGAGTGCGCCCCGGCATCGCGCTGTACTTCGCGATCACCACGCGCTCGCCGTCGACGTGCATGGCGACCTGGATGTCGCTCATCCGGTCACCGGAGTGCGGTAGTGGTCAACCAAGAGGGCGATCTCCGGAGGCAGGCTCGTGGATTGCCCCGCCACGGGCCCCACCCAGTAGCGCTCGCTTCCCACCAGGTTACCTTGTGTGCGCTCTACCAACGTCGGATCGCGCCCCCTGACACCAAAGCGCATCGTCACGAGGCGCAGACACGCGTCCACCAAGTCGGCGGGAATGGTCTGGTACCCCCCAAGGTACTGCACCGTGGTGGGACGCGTTTCCCACCGCACCTTCTGCGCGGTGAAGTTGTCGAGCCGAACGAGCCAACCCTTCTTGGCGTCCACGGTGAAGTCGGACCCGTAAACCAGGGTCTGAGTCGTGGTCGCGGACAGGGTCTGCACCACCTGCAGCCCGGCGGTGAAGGTCAGGCCCGAGGCCGTTGAGGTCGTCGGATTCGAAAGCTGAACCGAGGACGGGCTGACGGCGGTAATCGTGGTGCCAGGGGGGATGCTGCCGTCGGACGCAAAGATCGGCATTCCGACCGTCAGGCCCTGAGTGCTTGAGGCATTTGTGACCAGGCGGCTGCTCTTGCCGTTACCGGTGAACGTGGCCACTCCGGTCGCGGGCAGCGGCCAGCGCGAGAGCGCGAGTTCGCCGACGCCACCCGGGATCTGCCAGGGATAGGCATACTGGTCGATGAAGAACTGGTCCTGGATCACCTCGGCCTGAAAGACCCGATTGCAGTAGCTGGCAATGGCGATCGAGGCCTGAGTGATGGCGCGGATCAGGAATGCGTCCTTGGAGAGGTCCCCAGCCGGGATGGAAAGCTCGCTCTTGACGACGTCGAGCGTCGTCAGGTCGTAGGGGCCAGCGGGCGCCTGGGCGGTGGCCGCGACCAGAACGGTGGTGATCGCCTCGACGGACAAGGATCAGTACTCGGCGATGATGTTCGTGGCGGTCGTGCTGGTGGCCAGCACCTGAGTGGCGCGGACGTTCAGGTAGGTGCCCGCCGGGACGGCGGCGTAGATCACAGTCTGGCCGCCGGCGGTCACCAGCTGCACATTGCCAGCGCCACCCACCCAGAGGCGCTTGGAGACGGCGGGGAGGAACGCGGTGTTGCTCGGCGTGACGGCCGCGGCGTTGTACGCCGGGGAGAGCAGGTCCTCGGCGCCGGGGAATCGGTCTGTGGCGGCCATGGTCTATCTCCGGGCCTTGCGGCCGAGGTGCAGGATTGGGCGCTCAGGCGCTTTCTGGGGGCGCACCGGGGCGGCGGGGCCGTTCGGCGCGACGAAGGGACGAGGGTCTTTCGCCTCGCCGCGCTTCACCAGATACTCGGCCAGGTTCGGGTCGATGTGAATGTCATCGCCCTTGCGCCAAGGCCGCATGTCCTGGGTCAGCGTCACGGTGGTGAGTGCCATACGATCCTCAGAGGGACGGCGCCCCGAAGGGCGCCATCACTGCCTTACACTGCCGGGAGCGTGTTCTCACCGCCGAGGATCACATCCGCCACGACCTGCACCGTGGGGGACGTCCCGCCGGTGAGCGTCGGGGTAGTGACCACTCGGATGTACCGATAGGCCGCCGTGAGATCCACGGCCAATGCGTTCTCGGTATCGGCAGCCGTGAGCGCTGCGGACTGCGCGACGTTCACACCGTCGGGCAAGTAGTTGGACCAGGTGGCGTTGTCCGGGGCGTGCTGGAGCACGGAGACAACGGAGATTCCGGTCGGGGCGCCGGCCTCGGCACCCACAGCGGTGTGAAGAACGCACGACTGGGCCATGCTGTGCGCCTGGCGGTCGATCGACCCGCCGTTGACGGCAGCGCTTGCCGCCTGCGGCTGGACGCTGGTCACGACGGCAAGAAGCTCGCCGATATTGCGCTGAGTAGCGACATTCATGGAAGAAACTCCTGCGTGAAAGTGGGAAGGGGCTCTCGGTAAGAGGCGCCCCGAGCGGCGCCCCTACCGGCCAGCCGTCAGGCGTTTAGTTGATGGCGGGTGCCCACCGCACGAACTGCAGGACCGCCACAGCCGCGTCGTGGCGGATCTGGAAGTCGTGCTCCGCGATCGCGCGGATGAGGGTCTGGTCGTACTGGAAGGCCGAGACGGTGTTGCCACCGGAATCCACGTAATTGCCCTCCCGGGAAACGGCAAGCTCCATGCTCATGCTGTCGAAGATCATCGCCTCGTCCATCTCGGCGAGGATCAGATACGAGCAGTCCTTGTTGGTGCCCGTGGCGTCCCAGAGGTTGACCGGAATCTGGGTCGACTTCTTGAACGGGTAGCCGAGGAGCTTCCCGCCCTCCATCTCCTCCCGGTACACGTAGACGCCCAGGCTGTTCTGGACGTTGTAGAGGTAGTTGAAGGTGCGCGGGTGACCGAACCACACGCGCTTGGTCTCGGGGACGTTCGCGGTGTCGAGCAGGTTCGCCAGGCCGCCAAGTTCCTGCGCCGCAGTGGCAAGCGTGTAGGTCTCGTTGGAGGTGAGGAAGTTTCCGCCCACGGCCGCGACCGAATTCGCGGTGATGCTCCAGGCGCCCGCGGTACCGCCGCCGGTGACGGCGAAGCGATTGGCGAAGGCGGTGAAGCCCATCGGGGACGCCTGGCTGCCGTCGCCGAGCAGGAACGCGACGTCCTGGCGCAGCGCCACGATCTTCACCAGGTCGTCGCGCACGAAGGCATCGGCGGCGGGATCCGCGTAACGCATCATGTCGTTCGACACCGGCACGAGCGCCGTCAGCTTCTTGAAGGTGGCGACGATCTGCCCCACGGTCTGCTGGCTGGAGGCGATCTTCTGCGTCTCAGTCCCGTAGGAGGCGGTCGCAGCCGAGGTCTGCGCCGGAATGGTCATGCTGCCGCGAGGCATCGGGATGACCCGGGGGCCCGAGGCGCGCACCACCGACTGCGGACGCAGCAGCTCGATGATCTCGTTCATGTAGTCCGGCGGCACGATGAAACCGCCGCTGGCGCCGACCGAGGTCACCAGCGCGCGTGTCACGGGGTGGCTCTCACCCAGCTGCTCCGCGGCGATCTGACGCGCCTGGTAGAGGTTGCCGCCAGCCAAGGCGCAAAGGCGCGCCATGCCGCCGACGGTGAGGCCGGCCGAGGTGCGCAGTCCGCGCTTCTTGGCGAACTCCTCGTCGGTATAGGGGTCGCGGCCCGGCTGAATGTGCATGCCACGGTCAACGGGCGATCCGGCGCCGGTCTCGACCGGACGGGCGGTGGCCGCCGAGGCCGCCTGTCCGCTCTGCGTGCGTTCGATCTCGGTGTCGCACTCCTTCACGGTGCGCTCGAGGGTGTCGAACTCCTTTTTCTCCTCGGGGGTGAGGGAATCCTTTGCAACGAGCGCCTCCAGCTTTTCGATGGCGGCCGCCCGCTTCTTGCGAAGCTCGGTAATGGTCATGATGGAACTCCAGGAGGAACCGCGCCGATAGGCGCTCGCGCCTTGCCCAAGGGCAAAAGGAGGGCTATCCGGGACGCCGGCTCCCAGAAAAAGAAAACCCGGCGCGAGGCCGGGCTGCGAACCAGAGATTGCCGAAACTCAGGCGATCTTCAGCAGCCGCACTCGGCGGCGCAGCGCATCCATGCTGCGATCGCCACTCGCGCCGGCGTCCTGCTGGGTGCCGTTGGACACCTGCATGGCATCGGAATCCGCGTCCTTGCCGGTCGCGGCGTCCACATCGCCAGGGACGTTGTCCTCGCCAGCGGCGCGCTTCACCGCGTCGTGGGCCTCGCGCATGGAACGGCCCAGATCGTCGCTCGCGCTCTCGGCGTCCTCGTGCGCGCCGGCGATGTCGTTGTGAGCCTCCCGCACGCTGCGCTGGTGCTTCTCCACCGACGCGTGCAGCTTGATGGCGCGCTCGAGGTGCTCCGCCGAGCGGTCCGCGTCGCCTCGGACAGAATCCAGGGCCTCCCCAAGGGAGTCGTGGGCCGCGCGCGCCTTCTCGTGGGCCGCGCGCGCCTCGTCGAGGTGGTCCGCAATGCGCTCGTGATGCTCGCCCAGGGTCTTGTGGTGCGTCGCGGCGCGCTCGTGGTGGCGAAGCGCCGCCGCAAGGTGTTCCTTGACCGCCTTGGTGAGGCGGCGGATGCGTCCGGCGACCGAGCGGTCACCATCGGGATTGTCTTTGCCCATTCCGGCTTTCTCCTCGTAGTGATCGAGGACCTTGCGGGCCTCGGCTTTGATGTCGTCGGGAATCTGTGTCCCAGGAAGGCGCGACGCCGCGGCGCGGATCGCGCCCTTTGGCACCCGCAGGCGCCCCTCGACCACATGCGCGATCGGCAGCTTGTAGGAGCCGCGCTCCTTGGGCTTCGAGGCGTCATAGGCGAGGAACGCCTTGCGCGCCTTCGTTGGATCGAACTCTGCGCCGCCGGCCCACTCAAAGACCGACTTCTCGGCCGCGGGGCCGTCCCAACCGTCGGAATCGTCGATGGGGAGTGTCCTGGAAACGCCGCACTTCCAATCGCTGGTATCGGCTTCTCGCTGGCTCATGGGCTTCTCCGGTGAGCGTTGAGTGATCACGGCGCCCGTGTCGGCCGGAACCGCCACGAAGCTGACCTCGAGCAGATCGGCAGACAAAACGCGCTGACCGCCCCACGGCTCCTTCGGATCCAGGGGCTCCATTTCCAAGGGCAAGAACCCGATCGAGACGGCGCGAATGACGCCCGCCTTCACCAGGGAGCGCACCTCATCCGACTTCGGTGAGGTTCCGGGCGGGGGCCACCGGACGGAGATCTCGAGCTTGTCGCCACCGTCGATCAGTGCAGCGGCAAGGGGCGTTGCCACCGGGTGCTCGTAGTCGTGGTTGAAGCATACGGCGGAGCTGCGCAGGAAGTTCGCCGTTTTCAGGTTCGCAGGCTCGACGACCCACCCGTCGCGTGCGATCTCGTTGGTCGAGGCGATGACCTTGGTGATGTCGTCCGCGTCCCCTTCCGCTACCCGCACATGCGCAACCGCGCGGCACTTCTCGTTTGGCTTCATGGAGCGTGTCACCTTGCCGATGGAGCGCAGCGGGATCACCCCGCGCTCGCCGTTGGTGGATTGATTCGGAACGCCGGGATCAGCCTCTTGGCCGCTTGGCGGCCGTCCGGCACCGTCCGGGGACGTTCCGGTCATGTCGCTCCCAAGCGCCGCCAGATTGACCGGCGCGCGCACCTCGTCGCCGCCCGGGACCGGCTTCAGGTTCTCGCCCTGGCGCCACTCGTTGGTGGCGATGAGGCCAGAGAGCACGCCGATGCGGCCCAGGTTGTAGCGCGTCTGGGGATCCGCGCGCATCAGCGGCCCTGGGTCGAGGAGCATGGAAAGACCCTCTTTCCCGAGATCGAAGTACCGGTCAAATCGCTGCTCGAGCATCGTCAGATCCGGCGCCACCGTCTCGTTGATGTACGCCTGATCCTCCTGGATGATCGCGTTGCCGCGCTGCTCCTTACCTGGCTGGAATAGCTTCGCGGGCGGCACGCCGAAGAATCGGGCAATCTCCTGGATGGAGAGCTGCTGCTGGTCGATGAACTGAATGTCCACCGCCGAGAGCTGGAGCTGGTTCCACTTGAGCCCTTCCTCCAGGACGGCCGTGCGGCCCACGTTCTGGACGCCGGACTGGAACTCATCCCACTGCTGCTTCAGCCGCTGTGCGGTCTCCGGACTCAGACGCCGGTCGGTCTGCAGCACGCCTGAAGGCCGGGCCCCATTGTTCACCCAGCGGGACGCCTGCAGGTTCTGCCCCATCGCAAGCCCAATGGAATCCCGCGCCATGCCGATCGTGGATGCTCCCACCAGGAGGTTGAAGCTGACATCCCGGATGTGAAGCACATCCTCCGATGGAATTGCCACCGGGAAGTTGCGCAGCATGGCGATCTGGAAGAGGCCGATGCGGTTCACGTTGTAGAACCAGCTGCCGTCCTCGGCCTCGAGGACCATCACCGCGTCGGGATTGATCCAGATCAGTTCGGTCGGATTGCCTCGTTTGTCACGAAGCACCGCCGAGTAGGCGTTCCCGCGCAGCAGATACGCGACCATCATGTCGCGCATGTATTCGTACCAGGTCTGCACCCGGTTGGGTCGCACCAGCAGGTTCGCCACCGGGTGTTGGTCGCGCCCCAGCTTGGTATGGGTGCCGTTGGCGTCCGTCTGGACCACCGAGGCGGCCGCGCGCGCCACATCCTGCGCTCTGATCTTCACCGCCCGATTGACGGCGCTCACGGCCATTGCGGTGGCCTGAGAAACGAGCATCCCGGAGGCCGACTGCACCGACCCAAGAGGCGGGATCATGCCGTAGGAAGGCACGCCCGCGCTCGAGCGGACTTCACCGCCTAGCATGCGGACAATGCGTTCTCGGATGCCCATCTCGGTTACCACCTCACAGGAACAGAAGATCGCGCCCCTGATAGCTGGGCCCGGACTGCGGGGCTGCGGACGTCTGAGACGCGGCAGCGCCTACGCCCATCGCGAGCGCCACCAGAGGATCAATGCGGTTGACGGCGCGCCGCTTGGAGAACCACCGGTTGTTGAAGGCGTCGGTTTCCATCGCGGCGGACATGCACGCCCAGATCAGGAGCGGCGAGTTCCGCAGCCGGATGCGCTCCTCGAGAATCAACTCCTCGAGGGCGATCACGGACCCCGGCATCCAGAGGCCGAGCGGCGGCTCCTCGCCGCGCAGCTTCGCCTCGTCGATTTGATCCTGGCTGGGCTTCGCCCGCCGGATACCGCCCTGAGGATGCTCAACCTGCGGAATCGTCAGGCCGATGTCGTCCATCTCCTGCTCGAGCTTCCGGTAGGAGTACCGGTCGTACGCCACCAGGGCGAGCTCGTACTCCGCGTTGACCTCCGCGAGGCGCGCCGCAATGAAGCCCAGCCGGATGATCTTGCCCGGGATGGCGTGGAGCCACCCGGCGCGCACCCATTCCTCGTAGGGCGCCTGGTCGCGCAGCGCGCGCTCAGCCATCGTGTCGGCCGGTGTCCAGACCTCTACCCACGCATCGTAGGTGGGTAGCTCGATCTCCTTGTCCTCGCGCACCACCTTCTTGGTGCCGGTCTCGACCACGAAGCTGGCCGCCGTCAGATCCTGCGACCCAGACAAATCCAGTCCGACCGACACTCGTTTGCCGGCGTGCTCCATCGGGTCGAAGTCCGCGAGCACCCGCTCGAGAGTCCTGCGCCCCATCCACGCGGTTTCAGCTTCCGTCCACACGCAGAAATGGAGCCGAAGGATATTGTTCAGCTTCCCCGGGATCACCTTGGCTTGCGCCACGGCGCCTCGAATCTCCTCCACCGGCATCGTGATACCGAGAAGCGGGTTCGCCTTGATCCAGCACGCCTCGTCCTCGAGGGGATCGTCGTCCTTGTCGAGGGCGCAGACGTACGAAAACGTAGAATCTCCGCCGTCGAGAACGTCGCCAACGTAGGCCGCCTCGTCGTCCGGCACCATCGTTCCGGCGGCTACGCGCACGGCCCACTGGTGCTCCTGCCAGCACACGGTCTGCCGGTCGCTTCCGCTGTTGGTGATCATCACCAGGAGCGGCTGGCGGCGAGACTTGAAACCGCGCTCGAGCATCTCGACCATGTTGGCGTCGCGGTGCTCGTGGATCTCGTCGAGGAGTGCGCAGCTCGGCATGGGGCCCGAGTGGGCCTCCTCGGTGGAGATCGGCTTGAAGAAGCCGCCACGCTTCATGTCCGTCAGCTGCCAGATCGGATTGCCGCCCGATGGGGTGAGGCGCTGATTCAACGCCGGCGACTGCCGCCACATCATAATCGCGGCCCGGAAGATAACCATCGCCTGTGACTTCATCGAGGCGCCGGCATACACCTCGGCCTGCGCTTCGTTGTCGGCGAGCAGGCAGTACATGCCTATTGCGCCGGCCATCGGCGATTTACCGCCGCCCTTCGCCATTTCTACGTAGGCGCGCCGGAAGCGCCGAAACCCATCGGCCTTCTTCCAGCCGAAGATCGAGCCGACGATGAACTTCTGCGCCGGCTCGAGATGAAACGGCATCCCCTCGAACTTGCCCTGCGCCAGGCGAAGAACATCCGGAAAGAACCCAATCGCGCGCAGCGCCGCCTTCAGATCCCATTTGAGGCCGCGCTCCTTGCCGCGCTGCAGGTCGTCCAGGTGGCGCCTGCAGGCGTTGCGCACGTGCGGGCCGGCAATGATCCGTCCCTCCAGGACGTCCTTGGCGTACGCCAGGACGGGATCCTTTGGCGCTTTACTCGAGGTACTTCCTCGCCGGGTCTGCGTTGTCTTTCGGCGGGACGGCACTCACTCGACTCCGTGCGGACGGCGTAATCCCCAGCTCCACGGCCGCCTTCAGCATGTTTTGATACGCCTGGTTGGCGAGTTTCATGTAGGAGGACACAACCGGCTGCCCCTTTGATCCCTTCATCAGGGGATGCCGGTCTGCCAACTCGGTGAACTTGCACCAAGTGGCGTAGTACTGACAGTAGGATGCTAACACCGCGCGATCCAGGTGCGTGAGCATACCCAGATCGTACATCTCGTTGGCGACGCGCCCCCACTCAACCTTCGCCTCATCCGAGAGATGCGGCGGCACAGACGGCAGCGCGAGCCGCGGCGCGGGCTCGTTCTCGTTCAGCGGTCTGCGACCCGGATTCCCCGAAATTAGCTTTAGGTATGTGGGCTTTGGCTTTCTGCCGCGCATGGTCCTAGATGCGGATGATCCGCATTTGGTCTAAAGGGCAGCGGCCAAATGAGGATGGTCCGCATCTACGCATAAATCCCGCTCTAAATGCGGATGGTCCGCATTGGGAGGAGGAATCGTCCTTGGAACCGGCGCCACGATCCATACACTAGAAATCGTTGAATTTCGCTACACACTGAACGAGGCAACCAACATGGCACATATGATCGACTTCACGACCGGACGCCCAGCGTTCGCGTACGACCCCACAGAGGGCGAAGCGTGGCACAAGCTCGGCGTCCCGATCCCCGCGGACATCGCGCGCGATCCGCAGAAAATCGCCGAACTGGTAGGAGCCGCGTATCGCGTCTCCATGCGCCAGATCCGCTTCACCGGCGCCGACGGCAATGAGTACGACGTCCCCAACCGCTCCGCGCTGGTGCGCGATGACACGAACGCAGCCCTCGGCGTGTTCTCCCAGAACTTCTACAACCCCGTCCAGCCGGCCGAGTATTTCGAGGCGTACCGCGATGCGCTCGCAAAGAACGACCTCAAGATCGACGCGGCGGGCGTCCTGAAGGGCGGCGCCATCGTCTTCGTCAATGCGAAACTCAGTCCGGACCACGACCTGGTGGTCGGCGATCGAGACAGCGCGGACCGCTCAGTCTCTTTCATCTGCATCGGCGGCGGGTACGATGGGTCGCTTGCAAACTTCGGCTATCTCTCGTCATTCCGTACAGTGTGCTGGAACACGCTGTCGGCGAATCTCGCGCAGCAGGGAAAGAACCTCCACCGCATCCTGCACCTGTCGAAGTTCGACGGCCGAGCGCTGACGACTGCCCTAGGGCTCGCCGGCCGGGAACTCGCCGTGCGCGCCGAGGTGTTCAATACCCTTGCGGGCTTGCGCGCGACTCAGAGACAGATCGCCCAGTACTTCTGCGAAGTCGCGGGCGTCGATCCAGCCGACGTCAACCGCGTCGACGGCAACGGGAAGCCAGCCCTGTCCGCTCAGTCTCGCAGCGAACTCGAAGCCCTTGCCGACGCCTACAAGAGCGGGCCCGGCGCGAATCTCCCGACAGCGCACGGAACCTGGTGGGGCGCTCTGAACGCCGTCACCCACTTTTACGATCACCACAAAGCCGTGCGTGACGCCGGCGAGGGCCTCGGCGCCGCCCGCTTCGCATCCGCTCAGTTCGGCAACGGCGCCCGTCACAAGCGCCAGGCGCTCGAACTGGCGCTCGCCAGCGCCGGCATCGCCCACAAAGTCGCAGCCTGAGAGGACCGCAACCATGAAGCTCGCCAATTGTTTCGTGGTGTTTGGGGAGGCGATGCCTCCCCAAGTCCACCTGCTCACAGTCAGCGCGCGCAGCCTGATGGACGACCGGCTACGCATCGCGGACAACGACCGCAAGCGCCACGCCGCCTATGCGGCGACGTTCGGGAGCGGCGCCCAGTTTGCACTGCCAGCGTGGTCGGAGGACTGCATGGCCGCGATTGCGCAGCATTACACGGGCCCGCACCAAGAGCAGCTGCGTGGATTGTGCGCAGCGATCGCGCTGGGCAAGCCGTACGGGCCCAGCGAGCCTGGCGAGGAGCGCCCGAGTGACGGCGGCACGAAAGTGCCGCGCCGACCGACGAAGCCCGGCCCCACGGGCGGCGCGCCCGCCTTCTTCAACGCTCTCCAGGAGAACGCCGCATGAAAGCAACCAGCCGCAACACCGCCCGACAGCTTCAGATCTGGAACGACGAGGCTCAGCGGTACGAGCCGCACGCCGCCCAGGTCGCAGATCGAGACGAGGCGCGACGCATTGCCAACGGTCGCGGGTGGCGCATCGCCGACCCGGACAGATCGCTGGAGCCGCACTACAGGCCGCCGCGCCGCCTCCCGCCCGATCGTACGGCCGAGCAGATCCAAAGCGCGTACCTGGACTGGGCGATCGGCAAGGGCCTCACCTCGATCACCGCATGGAACGGACGCGGGTCCGGTCTGATCCGCGCCCGCTTTCCCGGTGCCGTGCGATTCGTCAGCCTCGATGACTTCGACGTCGAGCACGTCGAGATGCCGGAGCCCGTCTCAGTGATGCGCGCGCGTTCACCGCGGCGCGTCCCGGTCATACTTTCGTTTTACGCCTCACCGCAAGAGATCGCAGCATGAGCAAAGATTACCTGCGCCGCGAAGCCGACCTGAAGCGCCTCGACGGCTACGAGACCGGCGCCAAGCGGCAGGAGGTATTGGCAGACGCCGTCGCCGCGTACGGACGCGCTCTGGCAGACTGCACCGCACGCGTTGAGAGGGCCACGCGATGACCCCAACTCACGCACTCACGCTCAAGCCGATCTGGGCCTGGGCCGTCCTGAACGCTGGCAAGCGGATCGAGAACCGCACCTGGTACACCAAGCACCGTGGGCCGCTCTACATCCACGCAGGCTGCGCGCGTGTCACTCCTGGAGATCGCGAGTCGCTCGCGCGCCGTCTCGCTGCGGTGGGAGCCGAGTACCCGGACGAGGAGGCGTTCCCGCGCGGTGCGCTGGTCGCTGAAGTCACACTAGCGGACTGCATCCAGCTTGCGCCTGCGGGACTTGGCGTCTGGGGGGCGCCGGGGTGCTGGCACTGGCTTCTCAAGGATGTCCGGCCTCTTGCCAGACCCATTTCGATGCCCGGGAAGCTCAGCCTCTGGCGGGTTTGAGCCTCCCCGCGAACGCGCCCACAGTTCCAGCCCAGGCGGGTCGGGCCCGCGCAGGCGGATCACGAAGTCCTGAACGTCGGCCGCCACGTCGAAGTGCGACAGCAGGTCCGGCCGCTCATAGGCGCCGAAGTACACGGTTGGCCGGCGTTTCAGCCCGCGCAGCACATCGAGCATTCGGAGCCCGTTTTCGTACCGCGAGAACCAGCCGCAGGCATTGATTCGATCGGTGCACCCCTCCATCAGGGTCAGCCAGTCCGGCATCCGGGCCCACTCCTCGGGCGTCAGGATGTCGGTGTCGATGCAATATCGATGGCGCGGCTCCATGTCCATGACGGACATCATGAGCCCGGTGCCGGCGCCCAGGAGCAGCCAGTTGCCGTCCGCGCGCTGGTAGTCGACGCACTTGTCCATGCGATAGAACTCGCACGCCTGATGCGCCGTGAAGCTCAATGCCGCACCTGGTTAATCTGGCGCAGCGCTTCGCGCTCCGGCAGCGGCTGTCCGCAGAATTCGAAGCTGGCCGTGAGGCGCGTCGTGGCATGCTTCACGGTTCGGCGGGTATCGCGGCCAGTGCGGGATGGCGGGCGGATCATTCGCCAAGATTCCGAGCGGCGAGCGGAGGCTATCTCTGCCGGATGGCCTGTGTTGCGGAACACTCGATAACCAGCGCCAGCGTACGCCGCCGCCAGGTGTGTGATCATGGCGCCGGCGATCCCGACGCCCTGAAAGTCGGGCAGGGTAACGCTGCGGTGCCCACGGACTGCCTTGCGCTTGTCCTTCAACCGACCGAAGAACGGCAAGTAGGAGTGAAACGCCACGGGGCGCCCGCCGTATTCAGCTACGTAGCACTTGGCGGCCGGATTCAGTGCCGCGGTCAGATAGTGATACGGAGCAAAGAGGCGCCACTCGCTGTGGTGCACTCGGTAGATCGTGAGCGCAATCGCTGGACGACCTTGAAGGGACCTCCAGTGGAACTTGCCCGTCGCCGGCTCGTAGATCCAATCAGGATCCAGCCACGCCTCGACGTCGTAATGGCAGGTTACCGCGATGAATTTGCCGCCTCGCCGGCGGACCGTTTTGGCGATCGCCGAGGAGCCGATCTGCGCCACGGTGCGATCGACCACCGAGGTGAACTCGTCGACGACGCACAGTTCCGGGAACTCGCAGAGCGCCCGGGCGATCATGGTGCGGAACTGCTCGCCGTTCGATAGGACGCCGTAAGGGCGAAGCCACGACGGCGGGGAACTGAACCCGACCGAGGACAGCAGGAGCGTGATGTCCTTCATGCTCATGCCTGCCGGGAAGGCATCGAGCACCGAGCGATCTTCCGGCCAGTCGAATCCCTTGAGGTAGGCGTCCGGGAACAGTTCGCGCGCAATCGTCGACTTACCGCAACCCGACGGCCCGACGATGAGTCCCACGGACCAGGGCTTTTCGTCCAGCGGCATGTCGACGTTCCATTCCAGGCGCGCCTTCTTGGTCACCGGAACGTCGAACATCCCGGAGAGTTGCATGACCCGGGCGGTTTGCCTGACGTTCACCTCGCGAACGACGTGCGCCCTCATGCGACCAGCGCCTTGCACTTCAGTCCTTCCTCGGTGAGGCGCTCGAGCAGCTCAGCCTGCTGCGCTTCGTTGGCGCATTCGATCAGGACGTGCCACTGCTCCTGCGGGCCGCTCTCCCCCTCGCCTTTGCCCTTCCCCTTCTCGTCCGGGGCCCAGGTCATGACGTCCTCGAGTTCCTTGGCGTCGAAGCCGGTCAGCTCGAGGTCGAAATTCTCCGCGTCGAGTTCATTCAGGTCCTCGCGCAGCAGCTCGAAGTCCCAGCCGGCGTTCAGGGCCATCTTGTTGTCGGCGATGATGTACGCCTTCTTCTGGGTCGGCGTGAGGTGCCCCAGTTCGATGACCGGCACCTCTTTCATCCCCAACTTGCGGGCCGCCAGGAGGCGCCCGTGACCGGCGATGACGCCGCTCTCCCCGTCCACCAGGATCGGGTTCGTCCAGCCGAACTCCCGCAGGCTCGCCGCGAGCTGCGCGATTTGAGCGTCCGAATGGGTGCGGGCGTTGCGCGCATAGGGGATCAGCGCCTCCACGGGGCGCATCTGGATAGCCAGCGGCGGTCGCCGCTCAGCGCTCTCAGAAGGGGCGCGCTGTCTACTCTTTCGGGTCACTGGAACACCTGCGGCAGCTGCCGGGCAGCCGCATAAGTCGGGGCGGATTGGGGCCCCGGGAAAAAATCGCCAATTTCGCGACGCTGCGCGTGGTTGCACCACGCGCTTGGGCCACGGAATCGAGGCCCGCACGGAAACCCCCCATCCTCCAGGCAGGGCGCCGCCCTGGCTGGGCCAGCCTTCGCCTGGGCGAGGAGCCGCGGGCGGGTGAGGGTCAGCCTGCGGGTGGGTGCCGCCGGCGCCACAGCCGTTTATAGCCGTCCGCCTACCCGTGGCAGGGCTCTACCTAACATCGACGGCCCAGAACCGCGCCAGAGCAGCGACCCTGCCGCCGAGGCCAAAAGGAGCGGGTGCTGGCAGGCGCGATCCTAGCCGCTCGCCCAGAGGGGCGCCCGGAACCGTACCTCACGCCTGGGCGGTGGTTCTAACACCGCAGCCGCCCGCCTAACTCGGTGGCGCGGTTGCAACGCCTATGGCGGCATCCGTGCCGTTCCGGTTGTAACACCTGGCGCCTGCCGCCACGGCACGGCGTCAGGTGTTTTGTTCCGGCCTGATGCCTCTTGGCCATCCGTCGGGGCCGCATCCTTTGGCAAGGAGGTGGCCGCCACGCCGGCTGTCCGGATTGCCTCGCCGCTTCTCCTTGATCTGGCTGTCGTGTGGCAGGCAGAGGAGGCGCACGTTGTCGAGACGATCCAGCTCCGTCGGGTATGGCACCGGGGGTCTGGTCACAATGTGATCCACCACCTTGCCGGGCACCTGACACCCAGGAACGGCGCACCGGCCGCCGGCGCGGGCGATGCAGGCCCGCCGCAGCTGCCGCCAATGCTCGGACTCGTAGTACCGATTGGCGCGCGGCACGCCTAGCCTCGCCGCACCGCCGATACCTCGGCCAGATTGGGTCGCTGGATGCCGCCGCTCTTGGCGATAGCGAACGCCAAAAACTTCTCCGCCGCTGCCACGAGCACCTCGGGGCTGGCCGCATCGAAGGCGATAGACGCCAAGTAGGTGCCGTCCGGCGCGGTGTAGGCGAAGCGCCCCACGGACGTCGGCGGGATGAACCGTTCCTTGAGGTCAAGAGGCCGCGTCATTCGACGGTCACCACCAGTTGAATCACGAGCACCTCGCCGTCCGTCATGGTGACGGCGATCTGGACGGTGTAGGTCTCCCCGGAGGTGCCGGCGCTCACCGGCACATTCACGGTGAGTTCGCCGGTTGTCACCTGGCCGATTACGAGCGCGCTGTCGGGCGGGTCCACCAGGGTCGCAGTCGCGGACTGCACCTTGGTCTGCGTGCTGGCAGGCGGCGCTACGGGCGTCCAGGTGCAGGAGCCATCGGCGACGGTGCCAGTGGTCACCCACCCCGGTTCGGTCTGCCCCGTCTGCCCCGCCGTGGCGCCGTTCTGGTAGACGAAGCCGGTGCTGTGATCGAGGCCGTCGGCGGACTCAGTCGGCGTGGACGGTCGGCGCAGTTCCGACGCCTGAACGCTCGAGTTGGCCTCCCAGACCTGGACGGACGCAACGCCGACGTCGAGCTCGTACGTTGGAGCCGCCGCGGCGAACTTCGTCCGGAAGACGATCTGGGGAGGGTTGGAACTCACGGCTCAAACGGACTGGGTGGCACTGACCGAAAGAGTATCCCCAGAGGCAACCGCCTTGTTCCCGCCGGTGAACGCGCCGGCCGAGTACAGGATGCCGGTCGTTCCGCCGATGGTGGAGACGGTCGTAAAGAAGCCGCCGGCGATGGTGGCCGTTCCGTTGATGTTGAACGCGGCAGCCGAGGACAGCGCAATGCTGCGGCTGGCCGCTGTACCGAAGGCGAGGGTTGGACGCGCGGCATTGGAATAACTGGCGTTCTCCGTCCACCCCGCGTGACTCGCCATCGTGTCCCCGGCGGCAAAGGTTGGAGGCTGGAGCGTGGCGACGGTCACAACCCCGTTGGCGGTCGCCCCGGTGATTGATCCGGAGGGGATGTAAAGCGTGTCTCCGATCGCGTAATTTTCGCCTGGCGCAGTGATGGTGACGGCCGAGACGGCGCCAGAAGAGACGGTCACCGTGGCGACCGCGCCAACCCCTGCGCTCGAGTCGTCCGCGAGCGCCACTCCGGTATAGGTGCCGTTGGTAAGAGTGCCTGTGGGCTGGGTTGTGATGGAGACGGTCGCCACGCCGTTGCCGTTGACGAGGCCCATGTACCAGGCGGCCGTGTAGGTGCTACCGGCGAAGTACTTGGTGAGAATGTCATCGGCGCCGCCGGTCGGCACCAGATTGAGGAACGCCCCGTCCCACGCCAGCTCAAAGGGCTGGCCAGCCAGTTCCCGCTGCAGGCGGATGAGCCAGTGGGGAGTCCAGTCCGGACGGAGGGCCCGGGATATTTCCTCGGCGATGGCCGCGCGCAGCTGCACAACGGCCTGTGGGTCCACGGGGCTGAAGCACCTGAGCTCATACCGGAAGCCGAAGTGCTCCCCATTCCCGAGGCGTTCCTCGAGGAGCGCATGCCGCACCACAGCCGCGGCGGCGGCGGCGCGGGAGCGGATCAGTTCGCCGAGTCGACCACGCTGGTTGCTCACGGCTTGATCTCCTCGGCTGCTTTGGAAGTCTCCCCAGGAGGCGCCGGCTCGCGCTTGCGCACGATCTCGATCCCGCGGACGACCTGGCCGTGGAACGCCTCCCAGAACTTGTCCTCGTGCCGGCGGAGTGCCACGAGGTGATCGGTGAGCGCGGCGCGGCCATCCTGGGCGAGCTTGGCGAGATCCTGCGCGGCGAGTTCCTCGAACGCCTTGGCGTGCGCGGCGACGTGCTCGGCCCGCAGGAGCGCGGACTTCTCCACGAGCGCGACCGCGGCGAGGGCCTTCTCCGTGGTGACGGCGACGCGGGTCGCCCCGAGCCGCTGCGCGGCAGCCAGGTCGGCTTCGACCTCGGTCTGGTGATTCGACATTTTCGAGGCTCCAGATGCGAAAGAGCCGCCTTCCGGCGGCTCGAGTGGGTACGCTTGGCCTCCTGTTGCCCATCCTGGGCGCGCGAGGCAGCCGCAATCAGTTGAGTGAGTTGTCCGGCGGCTGCAGCTGGATGCGTGTGTCCGGCGGCTGCAGCTGGATGCGTGTGTCCGGCGGCTGCAGCTGGATGCGGCGGCCGTAGCTGACCACCAAGATTCGTTTGCCGTAGGGGAGCACCAAGACGCGGTCGGCACCTTGCGGGCTCTTCCCGGACAGCCAATTGAGAACATCGACCGCGCTCCCTGCGTCCGCTAGCACGACCGTGAAGTCGCCGACGGCGTGCAGCTGGTCGACGGCGTTGCCGGCCTCACCCAGAGCCGCCTGCACATCCGCCAGGGCGGCGAGTGCATCGGCGGCTGCTCCGCTCGTGGCAAGAGTGGCGACGGCGAACTCGGCGGCCTGGATCGCCATGGCGGCAGCCCCGGACTCCGCAACCGTCACGCTGTACACGTTCCCGGACCAGGACAGGGTGTCGGCCGCAGACCCAGCCTCGGTGATGGAACTCACCGCGGCGAGCGCGGCGCTCACCGCGTCCGCGACCGATCCAGTGCCGCTCACCGCTGCCGCGTACGCCGCCGCCGCCTGGAGGCTCTCCGAGGCGCTCCCGGCTTCCGCCAGGCTCTCTAGGATGTGGGAAACGGCCGAGAGCGCGTCCGCGGCCGCGCCAGATTCACCCACTGCCGCAGCAGCGGCCAGGATGGCAGAAACAGCAGCAGACGCCGCCCCCGCTTCCGCCACCGAAACGGCCTGAAGCATCGCGGCGGAAACGGTGTCGGCGGAGGAGCCGGCTTCCACAATGGCGCCCGAGGTTGCCTTGACTGCGGACGGCGAGTCGGCGGCAGCCGCGACAGCTGCCAACCCAGCCACGAAGGCCGCAACAGCCGAAAGGGAATCCGAGGCGCTCCCGCTCTCGGCGAGCGCGCTTACCGCCGCGAGCTGCGCGGCGAGGCTGTCGGCTGCGGCGCCGGATTCAGCCAAGGAGACCGCGATGACCGTCCCGCTCGGCAGGCTGTACACCCGGCGGCGCGGAGGGAGGAAGAGCTGCCAGGGGCTTTCCTCCAACAGCAGCCGCTCGCGGAGAGAAAGGCCGCGACCCCAAAGCACCCCTATGCCGCCACGAGGAGACACTGTCGCTCCGGCGCCTCCGCCAACGTTGAGCACGGCGGTAGCGGGCAATGCCACGCTGGTCGCCGCTATCGACGCTGCTTGCGTCCCGGAGTAGACGTAGATCGTCGAGCCCAGGCGTTGCCCCCAAACCGCAGAGCCAATCCCAGTTTTCTGCCCAGTCGGGGTGATCGCTCCTGTTGCGTAGTTGACAGACCCGCTACCGATCTCGAACTGCCACGCGGACCCGCCGCCTGAGTAAAACTGAAAGCCCGTGGCTGTAGCGGCAGATTTATTGTTGGTGTACGTCCAGTAATTCGCGCCGCGCTGGGGGAGAATTTGCAGGGCCGTGAAGTCTTGCGCGGCCCCGATACTGGAAGCACTCAAGGAGGCTTGGTAGGGGTAATGACCTCCCGCACTCCCTCCGGTGATCTGAAACGACTGTGCGAGCTGGTTGCGGTAGAGGAACGCATCTGGCGCAGTTGTAAGAGCGCTCGAAGAGGGTTGCCCGATAAAACCGGTGACAGCATCGTGCCCAGGAAAGCGCGGGTTCCACAGGCACATCAATCCTTCAGCGAGTGGGTGTCCCCAATCGACCGGAGTGCCGAACGGCGGTTGATTCCTCCACGGCGCGCGTCTGCGCATGGCGGCCTACGCGATGGACTCGTTGAGGCCCTGATAGGTCCCGGCGAGCGAGGTCAGCGCGGCCCCGGTGTTGTTTTTCACGACGATTTTGATGTAGGGCGGCAGCCAGCCACCGAAGGACGCCGCAACGTCCTGAAGGGTCATCACGAGCGTCTGCGCGGCCGCCGACGGGACCGTGAGCGAACCGACGCTCGCCATGTTGGCATCATGCGTCGAGTCGGTGCTCCCATCTGCCGGCGCATCCGAGAACGTCGTGCCGTCGATGCTGCTCACCGCGAATACGGAAATCGTGTCGTAGGCGACAGCGGTCGCGGCGATGCCGGCAGAGATCGTGACCGCGAGGTCATCGGCCGCAATCGCGCCGGCGCCGGCGGTGAGCGTCTCAATGGCGCTCGAGACGGCATAGCCGCCGCTCGCGAGCGTTGAATCCGCAGCAGCGAACGTGAGCGCGGTGTTTGTGCCGCGCAGTGGGGTCGAGGTCGCCATGGATCAGCTCGCCATCGCAACGAGGAGGGTCGGGAGGTCGATCTGATCGCCGTAGTGTGTGCTCACGCCGCCGCTGAGGAAGATCGCCTCGAGCCGCGTGGCGGGGCGGACCGCGATCCCCATGATGTTGGCATAGGTGGGGCTGCTTGACGGGAAGATGGACGCAAGGCCGCTCGTCACCGTTGACTTGGTGAAATCAATCGTGCCGGCTTGCGCGGCGAGCTGAAGCGCCGTCAGTTCCCAGGCGGTCAGCGCTGAGAGGTCGGACGCCACGAGGCAGTGGAACAGCTCGCCCGAGGGCACATCCTCTCGCGTCACGTTCTGGGATGGCGACGGGACGCTGTTCAGGTACTGGCACAGAAGGCCAGTATTCCCCGCGTTCCATTCCCCGAGCGCAGTGGTATCGGCCTCGATTGCGTTCTTGATCGCTGTGAGGTCGGTGGCTGAGAAAATCATGCGTTACACCGACTCAGCCTAAGAGTGCTTCGGCGCCCGGCGCGGGGCGACCACCTGGTGCACCGGAGCATGGCGGTTGCCCACAGACCCCGGCGGGTAGGTTGGGAAACCCAGGCGCCGGCGGCGAGTCTCCGCGAAGCAACCGAGGCCACAGTAGTGCTGCCGAGGATCGCGCACCTCGAACTCCTGGCCGCAGTGCAGGCACGCGCGGCGCATCGGCTCAGGTAATCCTGATGGTCACGGCGCTGGGGATGCCCGCCGGGAAGCTCTTGCAAACCTCGTTCGAGGGCGCCGAGGCGTTTCCGTCGGCGGCGACCGTCTCGAGGTAGAAGTACGCGGTGGTGCCGTCCTTGAGGCCCGTGTGCACCGTGATGGGCGAGCCGGCAAGTCCCTTCGCGGCGAGCGTCTCCTGGCCGGACGCGGCGCCCTCGAAGATCTCGTAGGTGATGGCGCCGCTGATCGGCGTGCCATCGGTGTAGGTCGTCGGCGGCGTGAAGGTGAGAGTTGCCGTCGGTGCGACGCCAGCGGTTCCCTGCACACAGGTGGGACCGGTGGCGAAGGCAGCCGGAGCAACGAGAGCCGCGGCCGCCAGGGTCGCGAGCAGAAGGGCAAACTTGCGCATGGTGACTCCTGATGGAGAGTAATTCAGCCTGAGGACATGGCGCCCGCAGGGCGGCGGAGCATCCCGCTCGTGGAGTTCCCGATGTTCTGAGCCCAGAGTTCCGCGACCCGATGCGTGATCTGGCTCCGCTGTTCCTCGGCAACCTCCCGCGCGCGGCGGTAGGCGGCCGTCTGGCGATAGGGGATCGCCTCGATGTCGCGGATGACCGCGATCGATGGGTGGCGAAGGATCGGCATGTTGGGTCGGAAACGAAAAGCCCCGCGCGAGGCAGGGCAATCGGGAGGGTCTCTGCCTTTTTCGGGGCGCACTTTCCCCGTGGGGAAAAAAGTGCGGGCTTGGCAGGGCCCGGGGTCACTCCTGTGTATGTCCCGGTCCGTGGGAGCGAGCCGCCTGTGGCTCGTTGTTGGCCCGGAGGCTAATGAGACGCCCCTCTCCTGTCAACGTCTTTGTGTGCCTTTCGCGGCCGGCCGGCGAGCGACCCCCGGATGTAGTTGAGGGCATCCTCCTGCCAGCCCTGGTAGACGCTGCGGATCGACTCGAATCTGGAGGCCCAGCGCGAGCTCCAGACCTCGGGGCTCACCCCCATCCGCGTGGCGTAGAGCGTCGGAGCGGGGCCGTACAGGTGGGCGTGCCGGTCCGACTCGTACACCATGTGCACCATCGTCGGGATGTAATGCCACTCGACCTCGGTGGGGATCATCTTGGAGCGCCACTTCTCGATACCGGCGATCCGCATGGCGGCAACGTGCGTGCCGCGGCAGAGTTCCCCGAAATCCTTGTCATCCCGCCCCCACGCAAACCATGCGGCGAGCAGCGGCATCCGAGGGCACCCGGCGAGCGCGTGCCCGAGGTCGTGCTCGGTCCAGGCCGCCTTCTTCATCACCTGGGTCTGGCTGCCGCTCATCGGCTGAGGCAGCGGAATGCCCGCGAGCCGCTCCGGGAACGTGAGGCGCCGCGGGGGCGCGAGCCCGTCGGTTCGGACCGCGCGCTGAGCCGCGCCGACCAGGTCGATGCCGTGGCCGCCGGCGAAGGCAACAAGGTCTTCAGCTTTCATTCTGGGAGGCTCCCTTGCGGTGGGTACACTGAAACCCTCTAGTGGTAGAGGGCATTTCTGGAAGAAGGGAAAAGACAGACCCGCGTGCGGTCGTTGGTCTCACCGCGCTCGATTCTGTTGGGTTTTGTCGGGAACTCGCGCCGCGGGCCCCTGGCTCCTGGCCCGAAGCGCCGCGCGCAGCTGCTCGGTCAGGTCGGCCGTTGAGCGGTGCAGGTACCACTCGGTCTGCGCGAGCGTGGCGTGCCCCATGAACTTCTGGATGGCCGCTGGGCTCAGGCCGAGCGCATCGAGCCGCCCGGGCAGCCCGTGCCTGAAGGCATGACACCCCGCGGTAGCGAGTCCCAGATCGCGCAGGAGCGGCTTCAACCACCGGGACCGTATGTCCTCACTGCGCAGCGGCCGTCCGGTCCTGGAGCGGAATACGAGCCCTGAGCGGGGCTTCCCGTCCTCGGGTGTGAGGAGCATCGCGAGCTCGGGCAGCATGGGAACGTCCCGCCTCGCGGTGCGTGTCTTCAACGGTGCGATCTCCCCGGCACTGGCTGCCTGGCGCACTCGGATCACGCCGGTGAGGAGATCGATATTCTCCCAGGTCAGGCCAAGCGCCTCCCCGATGCGAACCCCGGCGAAGCCCAGGATGGCGAAGAGGAGCCGCCGCTGGCCGTCGGACGCGCCGAGGATCCGCTCGAGTTCCTCCTCGGTGATGTGCCGCCGGGCGCGCTCCGCCTTCTGGGCACTCGGCAGCTTCACCATGGCGCGCCGAAGCGCGTGAGCGGCGTACCCTGCGGCGCGTGCATGGTTCAGGATCTCGAGCAGCCGGTTGCGCACCGTCGCCACGGTGGCGGGCGCGAGGCCCCGCGCATGGAGGTCTGCCACGAGCTCCTGGACGACCGTGGCGTCGATCGCAGAGAGCGGCAGATGCCCCACCGCCGGCTCGAGGTGGTTGCGGATCACCGCCCGGTACACCCGGCGGCTCTGGGTGCGCATCAGGGAGACCCGCAGCCGGTCGAACCGCGCGAAGTACTCCCGCGCCACCACCGTGGCGCCCGGCTTGAGCGCCTCGGCATCGAGGAGCGCCAGATACCGATCGAGCTCGGCGTTCGCCTGCGCCGCGGAGCGGAACTCGCCGAGCTTCATCCGCTCCTGACGCCGAGCGATCTCCCCCGTCGTGGGGTCGACGCACTCGACGCGAAAGCGATTGAACCAGACGCGCCCGCGCAGCTCCACGCTCCCGCGGCTCAGGCGTCTTGTGGTTGCGGCGCGCGATCGCGCCAAACGACGCCGCGAGAGCGCCGTCACGCTGCGCTCCCTCCATCGGCGGAGGGGCCTCCGCAGTCCCGGATGAGACGCTCATCCCGCACAGGGATGGGCGGAAGCCCCGTGCCGTCATCCACCAAGGTGCGGCCGTGTTGGAGCGGACGCACCACGTGGCCGCGAAACTCCCGGGTGCCCTGCACCGCGCGCCAGGTCACCTGGTCACCAGGTCGGAAGCGGCCCGCGTTCATGCCCAAGCCTCGGCCGACGAGCTCGCCGGCGCCGTCTCCGGCGGGATGGGCATCAGCCATTCATCCGGGTACCAGGGGATACGGGCGTGCCGTTGAAGACCGAACCGCACCAGGACGACCGCGACAGGTCGAGACACCAGCCAAAGGGTCCCGGCATCCCCCGGGTTGAGGCTGACTAACCTTCCCGGGGATGCCTCGGTCCGCTCGTCGGCGCCGACCAGGCGGATGCACGTCACCGCGTGGCCGAGATTCTCCTTCGGGCCCCGGACCATGATTGCGAGATCTCCCGGGCGGCAGATCACGACGCAACCTCGCCGCCCGCCTGGGCCTGCACCAGGATCTCGATCGAGCCGCTACACTGGAGGAGCGGCGCGTCGTGGATGTTCCTGGCGATCTCGCCGAATACGGCCTCGAGCTGGCGCGGCTCGACGTTGTCCCAGACCGATCGTCCTGGGGTGCCGCCCTGTGCCTTGGATTGCGGGCCCGGGCGCGCGGTAACCATCACGTGAAGCCTCACGGCACCCTCCTCGCGCAGTTGGTCTGGCGGTGCCCGCCCATCGTCGATCTCATCGGCACACCACCTTGGCTCGCGGCACAATGAATTTCCCTCCGAATCCGAACTTCTTCTGGCATCCCTTGCACCGGCGGCTGCGGCCAAAGCCGCCGCGCCGGAACTCGGTGGCAGCCTTCCTGCAGCCGCAGTCCGTACAGACGTACGATTTCATGGCGCGCGCACCAGGATGATGACCCGGCCGCCTTTGACCGGCGGCTGCCGCTCGAGCGCGTAGGCAAACCGGGTGTCGTCCACGCCGATCGCGAGGGAGATCCCGTCGATGGCCGGCTTCAGCGAAGCCAGCATGTTATCGACGTCTCGCCGGATGAGGTTGGGCGGCCGGAACACCAGGCGCACCGAGATCGGCCCTTCCGCTGGAAACTGACGCCCCTGAAGCGCGTGGCGTGCCATGACCCACGCCGTCCGCTTGTAGGACTTCGCCGCGGCGTGCCACCGCCGCCAGTGCACCCGCGCATTCGGCGAGAGGGCCTTGTCGGGCCACGGCAGCGCAACCTCGAGGACTGTTGTCGCCATCGTTAGGCAGCCTCAGAAATCGCGGCCGATATTTCCGCGTCGGCGTGCGCAACGTACTCAGCCCAGCACGCTTGCTGGATGTCCACCGGAACCTCACCTTGCGGGCCCTGGATCTCCCGCATGTCGGCAACCCACGCATTCCTCGCCGCCACCAGCTTCGGAAGCGCTGAGGGCGGGTATGGGCCGGCGTGCGTCGCCACGCGGCGCATCATGTGGGCCAGCATGTGCCGGTTTGCCGCCCGGCCCCAGGCGTCCCAGTCCGGAGGGTCCGAGGGCGCGGCGAGCCGCGGCACTTCGGCAGCGCTCTCTCGCGGGTCGTCCACGAGCGCCTCGCACATGCGCACGAACGCCGGCAGCGTAGGCACCTGGTCTCGGCCGCTGTGGAGGAGCCTGCGCATCCCACGATCGAGCTTCCTCGGCTCGATTTTCGCGAGCACCAGCGGCCATTCCGGCGGGATGGTTTTGCCGTACTTGCGCTCGACGGCATCGCCGCCAAACAGGCCAACGAAGTGGCGCCAGAGGCGCTCAGCGTACGGCAGCGATGGGTGGGCCATGTTCGATCACCTCGCGGGCGGGTCTGTCGAGAGCGCCGAGCAGCCGCTCCGTGGCGGTTTCCTTCGCGGCTGGCAGCGGGAACGGGTCTTGGTAAGGGGCCGCCCCGCCGCCCGGGCCGCGGGCGAAGAACTTTGCGGGCGACAGGACGTACTGGCTGCCGATGCTGCCTTTCGCCTCACACTGTGCGGCGTACCGGGTGCAGCCGGCGAGGAGCGCCTCCAGCGGCTCCCCCTCCTCCAGGCGGGCGAGCGCCTGCCGCTGCGCGAGCAGCCACTCGGACTGCCGGTAGGTCCCCTTCGGGTACACGACCTGAAGGGCATCCAACACGCGCCCGGGGTCGAGAGGCTCGGGAGGCTGTTGGGTTTCACGTGGAACCCGCGCGGTCAGCTCGCGCGCGTTCTGTGTTTCTGCTCCTGTTCCTGTTCCTGATCCTGATCCTGATCCTGATCCTGATCCTGATCCTGATTCCGAAAGGGTTGGCGAAGGGTTCGCAGAGGGTTTGATAAAGACGGGTGGTTTTGGTGGAGAATCGCCAGCGGCTTCGGCAAAAACACCAAGGAATTCAGTGAGCCACGCGCACGCTGTCGGCACCTGCTCGAGGAGCTTGCGCGCGGCCTTCCACTGATTCGGGTTTTCCGGAGGGTTCCACTCCAGGAAGGCGCGCAGCCATATCCATTTCGTGGTTTCGCAACGCTTTGCGAAGCCTATCCGGAACAGCTCACCTAACCCTTTCGCAACCCTTTCGGAACCCCACTGCAGGTCCTCGGAGACGTACCCGTCCGGGAGCCGAAATGCACCAATCAGGGTGGTGTGCGGGCTGGTCAGCAGGTAGAGCGCTAGGAGGCGCCCGTCGTCACTGAGCGAGCGGATGTCCTGGTTGGTCCAGAACGCCGTGTAGACGCGACCGTATTCCCTCACGTGGCCCCCGGGAGAAGGTAGGCTGGCCCGGCCACCAACACTCGGTTGGGGGCGCCGCATGACGCGAGTAACGCAGCTCGGACGGGCCAGGTTCGTGAAGAGGACAAGGGCCGCCGTCGACCCTCGAGGAGCGCGAGCCCGGTGCCCGGGCGACATGCCGAGTGCAGCCACTGTACTGATGCCCCGCGGATGCGGGGTCGGTCCCTGGTGTCCGCTATCTGCACTGTACGGACGACAAACCTTACGGTGCCGCCCGGGACTTTGGAGCTGCTCGCGCTTGTGGTATTCGGTGTCAGCTGAAACGCCACCAGATCCAGAGGGCGACCCAGAGGAGGACGGCCGCAGAGATGAGCATGGCGCGCCCAAGCATCAGGACGCTGCCGTCGTACCGCGGCTCTCGATCGGGACGCCAGCGGTGTGCACACGGGCGCACCCGGGTTCCTAGCGCTTCGCGCTGTCTGTGGTGTGGAAGCCGGACTGCGTTCATGCAAACCCCCTTCAGAGGCGCACCGCGGGAAGGGCGCCGTTGCTTTGTTGGCTCCCGCACAGACTCCCAGGCTCTGCGCGGAGATAGAATTCGCAGGCGAAACCATGCGCTCGGCGCGTGCACCGGATCCGCAAGTTGCCGATGGGACGGCCATTACCTCACCGCCCCAAGGACTTCCGCGCGAGCAACCAGGGAGAAGGTCTGCCGCTCACGATGTTGCCCGCAGAGCACGTCGGAGCGCTGTGTTCTCCTCGCGGAGGAGCCTGTTCTCGCGCTCGGTCTCGGACTCGAGACGCCGCATGGCGTGAAGATCCCAGCCGCGCTGGTGGACCATCCAGAGAATCGGGGCATCGTTGCCGCAGAGGGCCATCAGGGCATCGAGGCGCTCCCACTTGATCCCCTCTTGGCCGCCGATCCAGCGGGAGAGTTGTCCCGCCGCAAGGCCGAGATCGCTCTCAACAACCTTGTGGGACTTGCCGCCGAGGCTCATGCAGAGCGCGATGGCGGAGCCGAGATCCGCCTGGCGCCGAATCTCCGCCGGCGGAACGTCGACCGGGATCTGGGACTGCACTACCGCCATGCAGCGCCTCTCAGGATTCCTGCGCGCCGCTGTGAGCCGGTTTCGAGCACGATCTCCCCCATGTTGAGCAATCAGTTAAGCCGCGTCGGACGTCTCAGGAATCGGGTGGTCGAGGTCCACGAGCTCGGGCCAGATTCGCCACCAGTCGGTAGGCCGAAGATCGCGCCTGCTCACAACGCCATCGGTAAGCACCTCGATCTGGACGCACCGTTCCGGCGGAACGGGTCGCTTGTCACGCAACCATTGGCCGACTGCCTGCGGGCTAACACCGAGCGCACGCGCCAAGGGCGCGTTGCCGCCGAGGATCTTCGATGCGGTTTCGAGGGACATACTCCCGAGCGTAAAGCATTACTTTGCGTTCCGCAAGAAGCATTGCTTGCACACCAGCCGGGGCGCGAGGATCAAGCAATGCTTCCAAAAGGAAAAGAGCTGGGGGAGAAGATTCGCCGCGCGCTGGATCTTGCGAAGGTCCAGCCTGCTGACGCCGCCCGCCTATTCGGGGTGAGCCGGCAGGCCGTGAACAGCTGGTTCAAAACTGGGCGGATCGGGAAGAACAAGCTCCTGGAGATCATCCGGGCCACGGTGGAGCACGTCCCATCAGGGTACTGGCAGGATGCGAAAGTCGTGGAGATCGCCACGGGACGAGCCGCCCCCACCGCTCCTCACTCAGAACGGCGTCCCGACTGGCCATTCGCGACAGACGAGCAAGCGGTGTGTCGGCTACCTGCAGATGCGTTGGCGCTGATCGACCTTCAGCTGTCCCATCTCATCAGGCAGCACCTGACGCGCGAGCCCAGGAGGCGCGCTCGTCAAATGTGATCTGGATAGCTGCCTATCTGCAGCGCACAGAGGATTAAACCGAGCCGCCCTCCGGAGCGGTTAGCTGGGCGGCGACCACTTCGGTCGCCGCCGTCTCAGCCGTTCCATCCAGGATCGGCGTGAAAATCGTACCGCAGGTCAAACAGACCCATTTGCGCCGCCACTCCTCGACGAGGGGCGGAAGCGCGGTGGTGTTGTATGTCTCGACGTCCGAAGCCGCCGTCATGGCAAGAATAAAAATCAGCGCGCCAGAGCCTCCAAAAACTAGCGCCGCGCCGGTCGCGCCCCCCGCGTAAAGCAGTCCCCCGAGGGCCACAAGAGCGACCCCCACGCAGGCTGCGGCGGTGGCGCCTTTGGAGGACCGAGGCGGCGGCGGCGCGGACATCGCGCCAGCCAGCGTGGTCGTCAGGGTCGCGTGCGCCATTTCCAGCCGTTGGGTTCGTTCGCTTTTGCAGTCCGGGCACGTGTGCACGGCGGATTCCTCTAGGCTGCGCGATTAAAGGCCGGTGTGAACATCCGTCTTGGAATGGCTCGCCTTGTAGCTCTCGAGCGTGCCGTTCTTTGCGAAGGTGAACACCACGGTGGTCTGTTCACCTGTAGCGCCGCCGGCGAAGAGACCCACGATCGGCACAAAGTCGACCGCCTTCGGAGAGGCGTGCGCATACACGTAGGTCAGCGTTGTGGTGCCATCGCTGTTGAGCCCTCTCCCCTCGGGCTTCCCGAGCGCGGCCTCCACTTGCGGTGCGGTTGTGACGCCGCGGTGGAACTGAGATAGCTCGGACTGTTGAACCCTGGTGCCGGTGGTCATGCACCCGGCGAGACAGACCGCGAGGCCGCAGGCGGCGATTGTTCTTCTGAGCATGTGCCCTCCCCTTGGACGGAATGTGTACCGCCAGTGCACCTAAGAAGCACTGCTTGACGGAACGGAAGTAATGCTTTACTTTACACCTATGCTCGCCAAGCACACCAGTCCAACCCCCTCCTGCCGGCCGCCCGAGCTGGCGAGCTCACGCCTCTCATCCGAGGCGTGCGGGCCTGGCAGGAGGGGCGCGGAGGCTCCGATGGAGCAAGACGAATCCCCGCTCGCGGCTCTGGTGGGGGCGCTGTGCGTCTTCGCCCTTCCCCTGATTCTCCTCGGCATCGCGGTCATGGTGACGCCGCGATGAGCCCGGAGCTGGCGCCTCTCGCCGTGGCACACCCACAGAGGATCTGCGTCGACCTTCCTGCGTCACGCTCGATGCCTCGCAGCCTGCGTCTGGTTGCCCGCGATGGCTGCCTCCTCGCTTACCTGTTCGCCGGGAGCCGCGAGGTCCGCGCGAAGGAGACGATGTACGCATCCGCATCGTTGGGCGTATGCAGCCTCACCGGACGGACGCTGCACGTCGGCACGGCGTCCGTTCGGCTCACCGAGACCGAGGTGTGCAAGGTGGCCGAGGCGTTCCAACCCGTCGGTCTGCTGACCATGGGAACTGCGGCATGAGTGGCTCGCCGGTCGGGCTCACCCTGGAGCAGTTCCGGGCCCTGCACTACTGGGCCATCGTGGGCGTACGCGAGGACCGGCGCCTAGTGGCGCTTCACGGCAACGACCCGGTCGGCCGTGACGCCGCGGCGCGGCTCGCGGCCGCCGAGGTCATCGGCCGAGCGCTGGCTCGTGCCTTCGCGCCGGAGCCCATGGACAGTACCCATCCGGACTATTTCGTCGTCCGCGCGAAGTCCGAGCGCGACGCCCTTCTCCCGCCCGCGGCGCTGGCCGGTAACCCCGGCGCCGCACGTGGTGGCTCGTCCTCGGCCGGTATGAGGCCCTCGGCGAGCACGGCGCAGCCTCCGTGCATTACACCTACCCCCGGTGGCGGAGGCTGCGTCGGGGACCTCTCCGAGCGCATTCAGGAGGTTGCTCCGTGAGGATCGGCCAACCCGTTGAGTTTCGCGGCCCGATTCGCCCAGTGTTTGCCTCCACCAGGCAGCGCGGCCGCTTCTGGCGGTGGCTGCACCGCAAGAGCGCCTTCTGCCTGCCGATCGCGCGGTTCGAGTGGGACCGGCGCACGCCCGAGGAACGTCGCCGCGGCGATGATCTCTTGGCGCTCCAGTTCTCCAAGCGCGCGACGCTCAGGATGCTCGCCAAGTTTGGCCCTCGAGGCCACTTCGACGACCGAGGGTGCGTCCGGGAGAACCAGTTCCGGGCTCCGGACACCGCGCCTACGAACGTCCTGTCCTTCGGCTCCAGGGCGGCGCGCTGATGCAGCACTCCACGGAGAAACCCACCAAGGAGGAGCAGGCTTGGATCGAGCGTGTGCGCTCCTACGGCTGCATCTGCTGCATTGAGTCTGGATACCGCAACGGCCGCGAGCGGATCGAGTACCACCACATCGTGGACGGGCGCCGCCTGGGACACTTCTTTGGGCTGCCGCTCTGCGTGGGACATCACCAGGCGCGTTGGAGCCCACGCCAGCTGCGGCTTCTTCCCGAGCCCCGGCGAGTAGCAATCTGCGAGGGCCGAGCCGCGTTCGCCGCGGCCTTCGGCCCTGAGCGCGAACTCTGGCGAATTCTCCGAGACCACGTGGGCCTCGCCGTCGAATGGCCGGAGTCCAAGATCCTTCCGAGGCGGCTCGGATGAGCGCCAGGTAGCCGGTGGGTCCCGAGGAGGAGCAAGAGGCGCGTACGCCGCGGCCCTGGTTCACCAGGTGCCGTCGGTGCCGGCGCGCTCTGAAGACGCCGGAGAGCATGCAGGTCGGGTTCGGCCCGCGCTGCGTCCGGCTCGTGAAACTGACGGGCGCCGAGGCGGAGCACGTCCGGCAGTTCTTCCTCCTCCCCGGCGTGGCGCCTTCTGGTGCTCCTCCTCGGGCGCGTTCGCTCGAGTGGGCCAGATTCTGGATCCTTCCGAACTCGCCCTCGACGCCGTGATGCACGCGCTCGAGGACTATGAAGTTTCGCTCGACCTCACCGATCCATTTGACTCGGAGATTTCTCAATGAATGCTGCACCGAACGCCTCTTCGCCTGTGTGTGCACAGCCTCGTTATATCAAGATCGGCGAAGACGGCGCTCTTCTCTCGCAGGACGCGGCCGAATGGGCGGCTGTCCTCGACACCAAGATGAATTTGATGTGGGACGTCAAGGCGCGGCCTGTCGCGAATTTCCGGGAGGCCCAGACTCTCCCGGGCACGCTCAAGGTCGCGGGTTTCGGCGATTGGCGCACACCGACCGTTGAGGAACTTTTTCTGCTCGCGGATCGCTCGCGCGCGCGGCCGCCAATCGACACGGACTTCTTCCCTGACACACCGAGTGACTGGTTCTGGTCGTCTACCCTTTGGGCGTCGTCCCCCTCGGACTGCGCGTGGGCCGTCAACTTCCTCGACGGCGACTCCCTCTGGAGCTCCCGGGGCTTCGTGGGGTTCGTCCGGGCGGTCCGCCCCGGTCAGTCCTAGGACTTTTGGCAATGACGGGCGGTCGATTCGAAACCAGGCATGGACACTCCTCTCACAGGAGGCGCTCTCCCACCTATTTGGCCTGGGAGAACATGATCGCCCGTTGCTACAAAAAGAGTGCCGTCAACTGTAAGTGGTACGGCGGCCGTGGCGTCACGGTGTGTGACCGGTGGAGAAAGTTCGAGAACTTCCTTGCTGATATGGGCGAGAAGCCCGAAGGCATGACTCTCGACCGGAAAGACTCGGCCGGAAATTATGAGCCTGGAAACTGCCGATGGCTGCCGTCCGAATTGCAGAACGTGAATCGTCGCGCGACACGCATTGTGGACCTCGACGGTCGCAAACAATGCCTGAAGGCGTGGTGCCGTGAACTCGGCCTCAACTATGGCCGCGTCTATTACGCCGTCGTCTCAGGATCCGATCCATTGGAAGTCTTCAAGAGAGAATTAGCATGCAGACATTGAGCAACGAGCTGCGCGGTGTCATCGAGGCGCGGCTCCGGTCAGCCTCTCCCCGCCAGGTCCTCGCGATCGCCTCGGCGCTGTGCGCGCAGGAGACCGAATCCTTGGTGGAACCGATCGCAGCCGAGGTGCAGTCGCGCTTCACGGTTGAAGGCGACACCGTGCACGATGCCCTCACCGGGCTCACGTGGATGCGCGCCACTCTGTCCGGCGGCCGTCGCAACTGGGCAGACGCGCAGAAAGCGGCCGCGGCGTGCAGGCTCGGCGGTTTCTCGGATTGGCGCCTCCCGACCATCCGCGCACTGCGGAGCATCGCTGACTACGAGCGCACGTCCCCTGCGATCGATCCTGTCTTGGAGTGCGAAGACAGCTGGTACTGGACCGGAACCCCGTACGCAGGGTCCCCCTCGGACTGCGCGTGGGGCGTCGCCTTCGTCAGCGGCCTCTCCAACTGGTTCGGCCAGGGCTACGAGGGGTTCGTCCGGGCGGTCCGCCCCGGTCAGATCCTTGGACATTTGGGCTGAGCTGACTGCGCGATGACGTACGAACTACCCCCGATCGCGAAGGCCGCGGAGCGCCTCATGCGCGAGATTGAGATCGCCGCGACGCGCTTTCCGCGGGCCCACCGGTACACCCTCGGCTCGGACCTGCGATCCGAGGCGATGCGGGTGGCGCGCGTGGCGCACAAGGCGTGGCGTGATCGGGAACACCAGGATCAGAGACTTCAGGAACTTATCGACGCGGTCGACGACCTCAAACTGCGGATGCAGCTTGCCCACCAAGTGCGAGCATTCTCGAGCTTCGCGCAGTTTGAAGCGCTCGCCCGCATCGCGGCAGATCTCGGCAGGCAGTGTGGAGGTTGGCAGAAGCGACGGAAGGCTAAAGGGCAGAATGCGCCGGCATCCTCGCCTGCGCAGCGTCCCTCGATACTGAGTTCCCGTGACACCTCTACGGAGGTCAGAACATGACGAAGCTGCGCTACCCGCAAGGATGCGCCGCCGGGTCCGAAGTGCACGGGATAGCGTCGTCCCCCTCGGACTGCGCGTGGAACGTCAACTTCAACAACGGCAACTCCAACTGGAACAACCAGGACAACGAGGGGTTCGTCCGGGCGGTCCGCCCCGGTGAGTGTCAGCCTCCTGTAGAGCTTCGCGACCTCCACGCTGCCTGGCGCGCGGCGCGGCGCGGCAAGAAACCGAGCGCCAGTCAGCTCGATTTCGACACTCACTGGCTCGACGGCTTGCTACGCCTGCAGGCCGAGCTGAACGCAGGCACTTGGTCGCCCGCACCCTCGACCTGCTTCATCGCCAAGGAGCCGAAGGCACGCGAGATCCACGCTCCGGATTTCTCCGACCGCGTGGTGCACCACTGGCTCGTGCCACAGCTCGAGGCACTCTACGAGCCAGTCTCCATTCACGACGTCTACTCAAATCGCATCGGCAAAGGGACGCATGCGGCTGTGGAGCGCCTGCAGGCGTTCGTGCGCCAGGTCGAGAGCGGACAGGGTGGTGGCTGGTACTTGCAGCTCGACGTGCGCAATTTCTTCAATAGCATCCACCGGCCGACGCTCTACCGGCTCCTGAAGGCTCGCATGCTCAAGCACGAGCTCTCCGTCCAGGCACAGCGCGCCACGCACGCCCTCCTGCGTCGATCGGTCGCGGGCCCATTCGTGCGCTACCGCTGCACAGCTGCCGAGCGTGCCACCGTGCCGGATTACAAGCGCCTCGAGAACGCAGCGCCAGGGTGCGGGATTGCGATCGGCAATCTGTCGAGCCAATTCTTCGCGAACGTCTATCTCGACGAGCTGGACCAGTTTGTGAAGCATCGGCTTCGCGCGCGGCGATACCTGCGGTACGTCGACGACTTCATACTGGTTCACCAGAGCCGGGAGCAGCTCCTCGCGTGGCACTGCGAGATCGAGCAGTTCCTCGCGGAGCGGCTCCGACTCACGCTGAAGCCCGGTTCCAAGCTGCTCCCGTTGCGAACCGGGATCGATTTTCTCGGGTATGTGATCTATCCCCACTTCACCCTCGTGCGGCGACGTGTGGTCCGCCACGCCAGAGCGCGGCTCGACGCGTGGGAGCGGTCCCATGTGCGGCGCACCGGGATCGCGGCCACGCCCGGGCAGCTGCGCGAACTGCGCTCCGTCTGCGCCAGCTACGCGGGCCACTTTTCCCACGCCAGCAGCTACCGCCTGCGCGAGCGCATCCGAGCTCGATACCCGTGGCTGCGCACCGCCCTGCGACGTCGGACCTTTGACCGCCGCGCCGAGGGACACGCAATTTTATTGTCCGCGCGTTTCGACTTGCCGTCCGAGAGGCAACGATGAAGAGGTGCTCCATGTCGGACTGCCCCTTCGGTGCCCGCGCCCGTGGCTTGTGTGCAAAACATTATCAACGGTGGCGCCGCCATGGTGACCCCATGGTACGGAAGCCCGATGGGCCTGGGCTCAGAATGCTGCCGATGGAGCGCCAGCGCGAGATCCGGCACAGAGCTGGCGTCAAGGGAACCAACGTCAGATGGCTGCGCTGGCTCCTCGCTGAGGTCCGGAGGGTAGCGTGAGCGGGAAGCCCCTGCATGGACTTTCCCGGACGCCAGAGTACCGCGCCTGGCAGACGATGCGCCTGCGGTGCACGGTGCCAACCAATCCGGCGTACGCTCGTTACGGCGGACGTGGGATTCGTGTTTGCGAGCGATGGCTACACTCCGTCGAGGCTTTTCTGGAGGACATGGGCCCCAAGCCCTCCCCAGCCCACGAGCTCGATCGCCGCGACAATGACGGGCACTACGAGCCGGGTAACTGCCGGTGGGTACTCCGAAAGGTCAATGACAGAAACCGCCGTAGCAACCGCCTCCTCGAGTTCGGCGGCGAGGCGCTCCCAATCGCCGAGTGGTGCGAACGACTCGGGCTGCGCCGGGACACGGTATGGAAACGGCTGGCCACCGGATGGCCGGCAGAAGACGCGCTCACCATTCGCACACGTATCAAGGCTCCGAACGGGGCGGGAACCACGGATCGGAGGAGGCCCTGCGCGGAGTGTGGAACTATCGTCTGGCGGACGCGGTGCAGGTCATGCGAGAACCGACGGCGATGGAGGGCGCGCCGCGCTCAGGAAGGTGGAGTGTGAGCGGCCCGACTTATACGCCTCCCGTTCTGCCTGTTGCCGCAGAGCACGCACTCTATCGTGACCTCCTGCGCGACTGCGCCGAGGTGCTGCGCGAGGATATCGAGGGTTGCGCCGACTGCAATTGGGGCAAAGGCAGCACGGGACTCTCCTCCGAAGGCGAGCCATGCGAAGGGTGCGCGCATCACCGGGATCTTCTCAAGAGAATTGAGGCCGTGACGTGACGACCGGGACGCCAAGTCTGCTTGACACCGTGCGGTTCCGGCGTGAGGCAGCGCGAGTGCACCACGCCGGCCGAGGAAACTGGCTGGTGTATGGATTCAGCGCCTCGGCGCGGGAGGGAGCATGGCTCTACCTGCGTGGCCGCAACGGGCGATGTCTCAAGGCACGGCCTGAGGATCTGGAGGTTGTGGCGTGACGGTGCCGATCCGAGTCCAGCTGAGACGCACGAAAGGCTGGCGCATGCCTCCCAACACCGTGAAGGTGGATCGTTCCACCAGGTGGGGCAACCCGTTCCACGTGGGGGACCCGGTGTGCCTGGACGGGATCTCCATCGACTATCACCTGACGGCGGAGCAGGCGGTGCGGGAGTTCCGCTTATGGCTCGAAGGCCGGTCCCTCCCGGTGTACCTACGTCGCGCGCCAACGACTGAGGAGATCCAGCGCGATCTTCGCGGCAAAAACCTCGCCTGCTGGTGCAAGCCGGGCGATCCGTGCCACGCCGACGTGCTACTGGAGATCGCCAATGGCTGATACCAACACCGCGGATCTGTGCGGCGGTCTCTCGCTGGCAACAATCAGCGAGTGTGGCCGCTACCGCTACCACCTCGAGCGTTCGTGGGCCTCGAAGCCGGATTATCTCCTGTGGGTCATGCTCAACCCAAGCACCGCCGACGCGACAAAGAACGACGCGACGATCCGCCGTTGTATCGGGTTTGCACAGAGGCTCGGCTACACCGGCATCCTGGTGGGCAATCTCTACGCGCTGCGCGCCACGAATCCCAGGGCGCTCCGGGCACCTCCGGGCGGCATCGACGCGGTGGGCCCAGAGAACAACCGCTGGCTGCGCATGCTCGCGGGCCGCGCCTCCAAGATCATCTGCGCGTGGGGTCAGACCGGGCCTGACGCGAACCGCGATGAGGCGAAGGAGCCAGCGTGAAACTGAAGCGGTGCCCGCGGTGTCGGTCTACGAACTTGGTGCGAGGACAGAAGCACCCCGAGCGCCCGTCAGGGACCTTCTACGACGTGTGTCGGGACTGCCGTGCTGTCTGGGAATCAATCCCAGCTGGCGAGGCGCACACCCGCGACGGGGAGCTGATGCCGTTTCGCGAGCCGTGCGACAACTGCGCGTTCCGCGCCGGGTCACCGGAGAGTCAGGACAAGGAGGAATGGAAGAAGCTGATGGAGCAGCTCCGGGCCGGCGGCCAGTTCTTCTGCCACAAAGGGGTGCCATTGGTGACTGTCGGCGAAGGGGCGCGCGCGTCCTTCGAGTTTCCCAAGCGGCCCCACGGCGAATGGGACCGCGACCGCATGCGCCTGTGCCGTGGCTTTCTCAACGCCTGGTCGAAGTGGATCGAGCGGGAATATGGGAAGGCGCCGGAGGTGACGAATGGGTGAGAACAGCTCCATTGAGTGGACCGACCACACGTTCAACCCCTGGTGGGGATGCACCAAGGTCTCCCCGGGGTGCGACCGCTGTTATGCGGAGACGTTGGGCCACCGCTTCGGAGTCAGGTGGGGGCCGCTCGAGGCGCGCCGGGAGCCGTCGTTCTCGTACTGGGACCAGCCGCTGCGCTGGAACGCGAAGGCGGAGCGCGATGGGGTGCGCCGGCGAGTCTTCTGCGCCTCGATGGCCGACGTGTTCGACACCGCGGGCCCGGTCGCGGCGCGCGAGTGGCTGTTCGAGGTCATCGAGGAAACACCGCACCTGGACTGGCTGCTGCTGACCAAGAGGATCGGCAACGCGACCAAGATGATGCCGGAGCGGTGGCTGAAAGACCCGCGCCCCAATGTCTGGCTCGGCGCAACGGTGGTCAATCAGGAGGAGGCCGACCGCGACATCCCGAAGCTGCTAGACGTCCCAGCCACGCTGCGTTTTCTTTCCTGTGAGCCGCTGCTCGGCCCTGTCGACTTGGAGGACATTCCCAACCAGAACATGCTCGCCGAGGGTCAGGGTCACCTGAATGTGCTGCGCCAATACGCATGGGAATGCACCGGGGCGGACTATTGCGACACGTGCTCCATCGGCGCGGGCATTGACTGGGTGATCGTCGGTGGCGAGAGCGGCCACGGAGCGCGCCCGTTCACTCTCGGGTGGGGGAAGTACATCGTGCGGCAGTGTCGCGCAGCGCGCGTGCCGGTGTTTATCAAACAGGTAGGCGCCAATCCCGTGAACCGGGAGGGCGCGCGGTGCCCGCATATCCGGGACCGCAAGGGGAAGGTGATGGAGGAATGGCCGGAGGAACTGCGAGTGCGGGAGTTCCCGATGCGAACAGGTGGTGCATGATTCAGCCACCGGAAACGCTCGACCTCACCGAAGCCGCCACGCTCCTGCACATGAGCGAGGACGCGCTGCGCCGCAAGACGATCGCCGGCGAGATCCCCGGTGCCAAGATTGGGCGGCGCTGGGTGTATATTCGCGCCGACCTCCTCGAACTGATCCGGCAGAAGGCTCGGGAGACTGCATGCCGCTCTACAAACATCCGCGGAGCCCGTACTGGTACGTCCGCATTGGCCGCAAGACTCGATGCTCTACTGGCACAGCCAACAGGGCAGAAGCCGAGGAATTCGAGCGCACCCTCCAGGAGCGGCTCTGGCGCCTCGAGCGACTCGGCGACCGTGGTGCCGTTCCGTGGCGCGAGGTTGCCGAACGATGGCTGAAAGAATCCGCAAAGCCCAAACGGCGCGATGGCGAGCTGCTCGAGTGGCTCGCGCCGAAGATTGGCCAGTACTCGGTGGCCGACGTGGCCGACCCGGACATCATCCTGAAGATCCGCGAGCTCGGGCTCCAGGAAGGGTGGGCGCCGCCCACCGTGGATCGCCTCATGGCGGCGGTGCGCGCGGTACTGAAGCGCGCCCTGGCGTGGCGCTGCATCGACGCGGTGCCGCATATCCCGATGTACGGGCAGCCGCAAGCAGAGCCGCGGTGGCTGACCGGTGCCGAGTTTCAGGCTCTATGCCGGGAACTGCCTCCCCACCTGGGGCTCGCGGCGCGCTTCGCGGTGCTTACCGGCCTGCGCATGCGTGCCATGCTGGGGCTGACCTGGGACCGAATCGATCTCGAGGCGCGGCGCGCTTGGGTACCGGCCTCGCAGATGAAGGCCGCCAAGACGCTCGCGCTCCCGCTCTCCCCAGATGCCGTCCAGGTGCTCCTGGAACTGCGAGCGCGGAATCCATCGGGACCCTGGGTCTTCCAGTGGAACGAGCGGCCGATCGACGACTGCAACACCCGGGCGTTCAAGGAGGCGGTCAAGCGCGCCGGCGTCGGACCGCTGCGCTGGCACGACCTGCGCCACACATTCGCCTCATGGGCTGTTCAGGGCGGCGTGCGGCTCGACGAGCTGATGCAACTCGGCGGCTGGTCCGACTACCGGATGGCGCTCCGGTATGGGCATCTCGCGCCCTCTCAGGTGGCCTCAGCGGCAGAACGTGTGGCAAAAATGCTGAACACGGCGCACACCGCAGAAAGAGGGTCGGGGCGCGAGAAGTGCAGCGAAAACAGGGATGTAGGTGGTGGAGCGGCGGGGGATCGAACCCCGGACCTTCGCATTGCGAACGCGACGCTCTCCCAGCTGAGCTACCGCCCCGTGCAAGGGCGGCGAGTTTAGCTATGATGCCGAAGGAAGCCAAGACCATCCGCAGGAGCCGGCCCATGCTCGCCATCGGCACGCGCGCCCCCGACTTCACCCTCCCCGATCAGCAAGACCGGGCGGTCACGCTGCTGCATCTGCTCGGCCCCGGTCCGCTCATCCTCTACTTCTACCCGGCCGACTTCACGGCCGGCTGCACCCGCGAGGCCTGCCAGATCCGCGATCTGTGCCCGCAGATCGAGACCGCCGGGCTGCGGGTGGTGGGGGTGAGCCCGCAGAATCCGGCGAGCCATCGAGCGTTCAGCGAGAAATACCATCTGCCCTTCACACTGCTCGCGGACGAGGATCGCAGCGTGGCGGGCCTTTACGGAGTTCGCGGTCCGTTCGGGCTCGGCGTGCGCCGGGCGACGTTTCTGATCGATTCCACCGGGATCATCCGCGATGCCGTCCGCGCCGACCTGCGCATCGCGGCACATGCCCGCTTCGTGCGCAAGGCCTTGGCGAGCCGGCACGCCGCCCACTGATCCTGCACCCCGGTCAGTTGCGCATCCGCAGGATCTTCGCCGCACCGTAACGCGGGATGCTCACGACGTACATGTCGCGCTCGGCCACCGTCTCGATGCGCTTGCCGCTGAGTGCGCGGATCAAAGCGGCGATGAGCTGCCGGTTGCACACGACGAGCAGCGTACCCCCGGCGTAGTGGCCGAGAATCTCCCCGGCCATGTTGCGCGCCCGGCTGCGGGCGAGGACGACGGGCTTCAGCCCGAGCAGTTGCGCCAGGGGCGCCGCAGTCTGCTGGGCGCGGCGCGTATCGCCGACGTAGATCGCATCCAGCCCCTCCCGGCCCGTGGCGGTGGCGAAACGCTGGGCGATCCGCTGCGCCTGCTGACCGCCCGAGGCCGACAGCGGCGGATTGGCGATCGAGCCGATCTGCCCGAGCGCCGCCGGCACGATGACCACCAGGGTATTGCTCGCCGAAGCCCACAGCGCCACTCCCAAAGCGGCCAGCGCGACGGCCGCCAACAGGCCGAGCCACACCGGCGCCAGAAACGGCCGGTGGCGGCGGGTAATGGCGGGGGGGTCGACGG